TCTTGCTATAATTGCCGGTTCCCCCCGCCTTGCGCTTCAGTCTAGTAACGGTCGCTTTCTCACCAGACGAAAGTGCTTTCCATGCTCTGTCGGGAAGATATCTTTCTCCAGTCTCTTTAGACGGTCGACCGCTTCTTGTTCTCCACCTTTGTCGTGTCCACCTAGAGAGACTAAGGTCTTTTGTCTTTGCCCCGACAAAACCTCCGCCTCGCTTTTTGTATAACTGGGTCAGGAGTTGGGCTTTTCTTGCAGACCATTTCCCCGGTTCCCCGCCCTTGGAACCATCGGTCACTTGTTTTTTTAGCCTGTCCCATAGCCTAGGCTGTGTTTTCTCTGCAATCTTCCTGTTCTTTACAAAGGCTAGTGCGGCTTTGCCCATGCCTACCCCCAAGTCTCATCTCGCCTTGTCAGAAACGAACGAGGAACCGAAACGACAGTCCCATCTTTGCCCGGCCCCCTGTCAATCTCTACAAAAACCCAGTCCGGCGCTCTTGCCGCTTGCTTTTCAGCTTCCGCTTGGCAAAGCTCACACGCCGCGACTTCCGAAATAAGCACCATCTGGCCGTAGGTCATTGCAGTAGTGGGAATGTAGCGCCCGTTAGGATTGGCGTTTTTTAGAGCTGCGGCTACCCACGGTTGCTTTTGCTCTAGGTCGTTGATTTCGACCCATACGCGAATCTTTATTGCGGCCGGCGCTTTACACTTGAGGCATCGCTGTCGAATTGCAAACGTTCGATGCAGTTCTTCGGCCGTCGTCATTCCGTTGAACAACTTCCTTCTGTGGATGTTTTCTTTTTTGTTGCTCATTGTTTCTCTCCTTGTGCCACTTACGCGACGATCTCAACTGCATAGACTTCTGCAGAATCTGGCAGCTCACTCACTTCGATCCATACTCGGCCTTCAATTCCGACAATATGGCACTGAACTAGATCTTGATTTCTAAATTGCTTCTTTATCTGATTCCCAGACTTTGGCGGATGAAACATGCACAATCGTGACTGGATCTTCTCATTCGCCATTTTCACTGTCCTCCATCCCGTATTTCTCGATGAGCCACTTCCATGTATGGCCGCCCATTGTCATGCCGTACCGAAGCGCTCGGTCATCGATAAACACGGCGGCCTGTGGCTTTCCTTGTCGGCCGTCATCAATCGCATCAATCTCGTCTCTAAGATTCTCTTCTACAAAGTCTATCATCTGCTGATACCTTGCTCGATGCAGAGATCTCTGTTTCTCCCAAGCATTCATGTTTACTTTTTTCTTGCCCGCCCGAACCAGCGGATCGAGCTGCGGGTCTTCCAGCAAAGCACGAGAAGCTCTCGCCGAATAAAGTAAAACAAGGTGGCCAGCTCTTTTGAACGACCGAAGAGCCTCTTTGGCGTGCGGCAAGAGTTCTAGTGGAGTTGTCAGATCGTTATAGTCTCTGTCTTGAGAAACGATAGTGCCATCAAAATCAACGGCGATCACCATTATAGGCTCCCATCATTTCCTGAATGAGTTTTCGCTGCTGCTCTTCTTCGTCTCTCAGGAGCTTTTGCAGCAACTCTCCAACGTCTTCAATGTCGAAGAAGGTTGAGACAAACTTGATTGCGTGCTCCTTGTCAATCAGCTTCGCGGCGACGGCACTTGAAGCCGCTCGAACGGAAACCTCAACATCGTTGATCGAAGGCTTGAAGTATGGCGGCCATTGCAGAGTCATGATGCCGCCTTCACCAAGTCTTCTCTCTTCTTTTATGATTTCACCATTGTTGCGATATGACACCTTCGGAGGTAGCTTTAGGTACTGCCTCACGATGGTTTGTCCATCTTCGTCGTATCTTGGCTCATACAGCTTGCGAGTCGCCTGCATCATGAGTTCCATGAGAGGCAGGAAACATCTTTGCCCATATTGCTCACGGAATCGGTCGGCTTTTGCAAGCATCGCAGAGTATCTTTTCTCTATTTCAGTTGCTGTTGTGTTGTTTTGGCCTTTGGTCGTGGTTGAAGAGTCAAGAACGCATTGAGCGACCTCTAGGGCATAGTCTCTTAACTCGTGAGCCATATCTCTAGCGGTTTTAGGGCCATCTCCCTTCAGCTCGGCATAAAAGAAGTCGCCACCTTTCGTGACTTTGATGGCATTATCACTGCCCTTGCGGATTTCTCCAATGTCTAGGTCTTCTACAACCACGGGTGTCGGGTCACAGTTGAACAATACGCCGCGATACGCCTGTGAGACGAGAGAGTCGATGGCTTCGACCATTTCATAAATCCCATGACAATCCGGGTCACCATCAATATCGTCAAGAACAGGAAGGTTTTGCACCCAAACAACGGGGCAAAATCCTAACTCGTGAATTGCTCTTGTCTTTACTTGCCATCTTGGTTCAGCTCCATCACCGACCTCTGCAGGCTCAAATATGATATCTTCAGTTTCAGTGATAATTCGACGATGCCAGAAATTGACTTCTTGCCACTGGCCCCCTACTTGAATGTCTTCAGGCCGCATGTAGCGAATCTCAAGAGATTTCAGTTTGTTTGTGAAGCTGTCCTTGAATACAGGATTGCACCACCGAGGATCGTGAACCTCAATAACGGGAACACCGTCAATGAACTGAAAGCCTACCGCTACAGAACCCATCGCACCGCCGATAGTTCTGGCTAGAATTGCTGTTTGCCACATACGAGATGATTCCGCGAGCGCGGTCACAAAATCTTCAGTATCTGGGTCGCCAGCAACACGAAAAGAAGGGTGATTATGCTCGGAAAATAGCAGTCCGGTGAATCGGTCTACAATGACTTTGATAAGATTATAGGGAGCCGTCGGCTTTCTAAAACGAAGCGGAAATGTTGCTCCTGCGTCATAAAAGCCCGGAGGAATGAAACCCGCTGTTGCTATTGCCTCTGCGTCCAGTTTGCTAACAGACTCTTTGCCGTCCCAATCAATCTTGCGTGCGTCATAGGCACTACACCTATACCAAGACCAAAGATGATTGAGCTGCTGCTGTCTTGGTGTCATTCCAAGACGAGCGATCTTGTCACTGTCAGCCATTACGTTCTGATTCAGTGCAGAAACCATCTGTCGCCCTGCGTATGGGTCGTATAAGGTAGCACTACTCACGGCGTTCTCCGTTCTTCCGCTTCTAAGATTCGTGCATTCGCTTGAGCGGCAAGATTTCGCAGCCGGTCAAGCCTCTTCAATGCGTCTTCTTGACTCATTTCTGTGACAGCGACATGACTGTCAGGCTCTCCCATCAACAGTCGCTCTAAGCGGATTGCTGCTTCGACAGAACCTTGCCAAGTCTCAATATACCCTGATAACTTAGAAACTACATTCAATTTTTGCATTGTGTTCAACTTTGGAAGTTCGTTTGCAATGTCTCCGATGGCTGTTTCTATGGTTGTCATTGCCTTCTTGATTGTCGGAGCCTGCTGCGAAAGCACAGCCTTCAGTGCACGAACATATTTTATTGATCCGAGACGATCCTCTACGGTTTCGGCAATTATTTCCGCAGTCTCATGTATTTCTTTGGCATGATTTTCCGTGTTGCTGTGTCGAATCGAGTGGCGAACGAGCTTCATCTTTTCTTCTTCAATGTCAAACTCTTCGGCGAGGTTTAGTTCGGGAGGCATTTCGGATAGCCGTTCTTGAGGAAGGCCGTTTTTCTCTCGAATCATATTCATTGCAAGTTCCCTTGCAATTCTCTGCTCTTCCGCAATTACAGCAAAAATTGATGCTCTCGGCGGATTCTGAGTTCCGCTCTTGTAGATTCTTTCGACCAGATCGGAGTCGAGGCCAAGTTCTCGTGAGACATCGCTGCAGGTTCTGCCTAGCCGAAACAGAGACAGCATCTGATAGTACTGGTCTTTTTGGACTACTGTGTGGTTCATGCTTATCTCCTAGAGGTTTTTGCTACTGTGGTTCTGCCATTATGCGAATAATTGCCAGCGCTTTTTCCTCGTCCTCGTCGAGAGGAATATTCAACCACATTTTCATCCATTTCTTTTTTGTATCTTCAGAGACATTGAAGAAGATAGCCGGCGACTTTGACTCTTTTTCTTGAAGCAACGACTGGTCGTCCCCAAAGAGGTCACCCATGTCTCCGACTCCATCTAGGAGTTCTTTCTCAAAACTCGCATCATTGACTAGGTCAGCAAGCAAAGATGAGATTCCACTACGCTCGTCCGCGTCGACAAAATCGGCCAGAGCACTGATCGCATCCTTGTCCGTCTCTGCTAGTGCGGCAATCGGGTCGATTGTGGCAAGAATCGTCGCCTCTTCCTTCTCTGAAAGACTTACATACTTCACAGGAATCTTCTCTTCCCCCTTGGAAGCGGCAAGCTCTACTCGAAGGTGTCCATCAACGATCAGTCCTGTTTCTTGGTTCACGATAACTTCTTGCACCCACCCGACCGTTGAGAGTACTTCATTCAATACATCTTTCTGATGCTGAGGATGCACTCTCCAATTCCTCGGATTTGCAACAAGCTCTTTGGGATTTGCTAGCCCGCTTGCAATGATTCTATTTTTATAGCTCTTCATTTGCGTCTCTTCTTCACCAAAGGCGTTTCATCATACTTGTTTCTTTTGGGAGCAGGCTCTTGCACAAAGTCAAAACTCGCTTGTTCTTCAAGTCCCGCTTGTGTCTTTTTTGTAAGGTCTTGGTTTATTTCTCTCCAGTAAATTAGCTCACTACTTTTCTTTGTTTCCTGTTCTGACATTCTGTATTTTCCTTAGAAGCTTTCCGTGCTCGCCAAAAACATCACAAAATAGTTGTTCTCTATGTCCGAAATACACTATTGCCGACGGGAATGGAGCTGATGATGGAGCGCCAAGAAAAGTAAGGCGACCTGACCAAAACAAGCAAAGGTTGCAATACTCTAGCATCAATTGCATCCAAAACGTATCTGTGCGAGAAGGAACGAGAGCGATAATCTCCGTCCCGTCTCTTCCTTCCATGACCATCTTTCGACTCCAATCCGCAATTACTCTGCCATACGGTGGATTGCAGTATACCAATCCACGACCGTTCCACGCCGCCCTTAGGCCATCTTGTCCATTTTCTAGCGAAAGACTTTCTCGTGCCCCAACAAGAGAATTGGGATTCGAGCATGGGTCAAGACCAATCTCTCCCATCTTCTTAACAAGATCGACGACTTTCTGAGGGGTATTCCAGTCGATTCGGTCTGATGAAAAAAGCGCATTTTCCATAACTATTTGTCCTCACTCGTCTTGTTCTTAGAAGCCGCTGCTTTCTCGTACGCCTCTTTATAGAGAGAGCCGATCTTTAGTATTCTTGCCGCGTGCTTGACCGCCTTGCTTGATTTTGTGCATATGCTTCCGGCCGCGTAACATGCGATCATGAATGTCTCTTTGTCCGTCGTGCCCTTCGGAGCTTGCTCTTTCCAGCCTAAAAGAATTCGAGGAATAGCCTGTAGAGAAATCTTAGGTTCTTTGAGCTGGGAACATGTCTCCGGCACAAAAGACGGATTGATTTGCCCGATGCCGCAGCATGACCCGTCAAATGCGTTTACGTCCCACCTCGACTCGTTCCAAACAATCGCGGCAATAATAAAAGGATTGATGCCGTACTTCTCTGCTGAAGCGATGAGCGACTCTGCATTCTCACAGGCAACCTTCACTGACTTTGAAGTCATTTCATACTTGCTTCCTTTAGCGGACATTGCCTCGATTGCCATACACATTACGACAGCGCTTAGTGGTTCCATCTCATTCTCCATTCAAAGGCCGTAAAAGGCTCTGTTCTCTCCTTTAATTGGAGGCGTGTCTTATCTTCTCGCCTCGTCTGCGGTTTTGCCGAAGAGATACTTGCTCACACTTTTCATATAGTTGCAAGTCTTCAGCCCGTGCGTTTCCGGAGGCCAGCATCGAGTCTCTATGCAAAAGAATTGCAGAAAGGATGTCTTTTAGGTCTTCTTGGAAGGTTCCCAGCAAAAACATTGCTTCTTGGAAGGTGCTTTTCATCACAACAGCGTCTTTATCTACTGTGATGAGAGTCTTGAGACTAGGTATCGTAGGCTTACGCTTCTTCATTGTGACCTCTCAATCGCAAAGCAAAATACCCGAAGAGAGATCTGGTGTCAACAATAGATTTACCGAGAAAACAGGTTGAGCTTTCCTGTTTGTGGCCTTGCCTTTACGCCTGTAGTTGTAGTTCGGCGGTAGGCTTCTCTAGCAAACCACGAGGCCATCAAATGGTCGCCGGTGTGAGAGTCTGGAGAATAGTACATCATGTCTGCGATCCATGATTCAATCTCGGAGTCACAGACACCACCTCTATTTGGGATAATCCATTGCCCATTGGCCAACTCCGCAAACATGCTTTCAATACCAAACTCCGGGTTGGCTTTGTTTCTGCCCGTCGTGAAGCCCTCGACTGGAATTCTATGCTGCATTGCGAGCTGACGAATGAAGTCCTGTGCGGCGTTGTTCTCGACCATGATCTTCGAGTGATATCGCTTGTGCATCATCACAATCTCGTCAACAATCTCATCAACACCGTAGCGACCAGAGGTAATGTTCAGAATCTCTCTGGCACCGTCGGGATGTACAGCAATTGTAAAAAACACGGTCTTGTCTGATTTTGCGTGCCGCTGCACCGCAAGATCCACTCCTGTATATGTAAAGTAGCCTTGCGGAACATACGAGAGTGCGTAGCACATTTCCTTTCCGTTACCTCGCTCTAAGCACAGGTCTATCCACTCTCTCTTGCAGAGACTGGAAGCCTCGTCACGAGCCAAACAGAGCATCTGCCTTGCAAACTCTAAGGGGCCAAGCTCTATTTTCTTTTTCTCTATGCGCTCGATAGGCCACCTTTCAGGCCAGTGCGAGTCTCCTTCGTCGGTAAGAACTGGAAATCGAACTCCGGCAAACCCTCGCTGGTTCACTAGTCGATGTAGCAAGTCATCCGGATGATATGCTGTTCCTACGCAAATAACTCTAGCGTTGTGAGTCAAGCGTCCTGCGACGGCCGAAGCATACCAGTTCCATGTCTCATCTCTTTGATATTTGGTTCGAGTGTTTTCGTAGTCGAGAATGTCATCGAGAATGATCAGATCGAGACGTGAACCCGTAATGTTTCCGTGAACACCGCACGATTGAATCGTCGGGTCTTTGGCGTTTGTCTTTCGCTCGACGGTTAGAGCGTTGTGAGTCCACGGCTTTGACGGTTTCAGGTGGGGGAAAACGTTGTGCAGCCTTGTGCTTTTCTCTATGTAGTTGGCGAGAAGATTTATCATCTTTTCGGATTGATTCGAGGTGTTAGAGATAATTGCACATCTGATTGACGGATTCTTGCCGATCCGAAACAGCAATTCGGCCACGTTGATTTGTTGCGTTTTCCCGGCCTCTATATGCGCCCATATGACGACTCTATCGTTCCTGTTTATTAGTTCATGCCACGCAACGTGGTGCGGAGCCTGCATGATAGTCTCGCCTGTCTCCTCATCTTGAAGGACATACTCCGCAAAGACGTTGATGTCGTGACGAGCAAGAGTAACTATTAGTTCTTCCGTCTCACTCATGCCCTTGGTTGCCATTGGTCTCTTCTCCTAGTAAATGGTTCTCCTTGCTATCGTTACTGATGTCTGGCACGCCCGACCAGAGTATTCTCGCGACGAAGTCACACAAGACTTTGTCGCTTGGCTCTTGCATCTCAACGATTGCAGCATGGCGAATTGTGTGCGCCCATAGATATAGCTTTTCCTGTGGAGATTCATACTGAGACTCCATCCACTCCAGCACAGAAACCCTTGACTCTTGCCGTTGCAGAAGACCTCTCATGCAGAATAAAATCTCTCTACAGACTAAAAAAAGACTCTCTTTGCTAGTTCCTTGTCGGTCTAGTTTAGATAGAAGCGCTCTCGCTTCTTTCTTTTCTTCCCGAAGTTCGACCATAGACTCTCTCTTTGCCGCAAGTAGCTAAGAATGTCCGGAGCACACTCCCCGCAAAACAAGATTCCGATTCCAACTAGGGACATTGCCTCTTGCGACGTGCAGCAGCATTCATCGCAGACAAGAGTCGTACACTGGAGCTGAAATAACATTATTTGCTAGTCTCCACTAACTTATGAGCTTCCGCCAATGAGGACTGTGCGTCCTGTAGCTTTTGACGCACCTCATCGAGAGAAGACCGCCCGGAAAGCTCCGACAACAAGCCAATTGCTCCGTCTACAAGTATCTTCGCTGCCTTTATGTCTTCTGTTATTGCCGAAGCGCTTATTGTCGGCGACGCGGACACCGCAACACTTTCTGGTGGCTTTGGCGGTTTGTATTCAAGTCCTGTAGCTTGAAAAACGTGTCTCGACAAAACCTCTTTTCTAACAGAGATGATGCCTAGGCCGTTGTTTTCGTGTCTATGGTATTGCACGAAATGACTAAGTCTTGCCTGCTGACGCACCGCGTCATCAGGCAGCATCAAAATATCTGCTAACTCACTAGTCTCAAACAAGCCTCTTGAGATAGCCATCTCAAAATTATTGAACAAAAAATGATCAAGTACCGACCGTCTCATGTTGTTTCGTCTTGCCCCTTAGTTGTCGTTGCACTTCAGCTCGATGCCTTTGCTTTGCTCTGGTGATTAAAACGTAAAGCTCTGGGTCTTCTTCTTTGAAGAGCCGCCGATACTCTCTTTGTCGATAGTTTGTATACAGTCGAAGGCATTCTCTCGAACATGTCTTTTGCTGCTGGGTTCCGCCAATTCGCACGAAGGTCTTTTTGCAGATGAGACAGGCCGTCTCAGAGCGTTTTAGAGGCCGATTCTTCTTTGCATATGGAACCTGCTTTCGGACGCTAGCGCGACACAAGTCGGAACAATAAGAATGATGCCTGCAATACGGAATAAAAGCATGACCACAAACAAGACAGGGCCGAGAATGGCTTTCAATATGAAGCTGTCTTTTGCTGCTTCTTACTTCTAGTAGTCTTTGTCGATAGCATTCTAGGGAGCAACAAGAAAGTCTTCTACTGGTCACGAGGCGGGCCGAAGACCCACAACAAGAACAACTACGATTCTCCAACATGACCCTCATCATTCTCCCAAGGACACGGTCGCAGAGGAGGTTTCGAGCAGATTCTCAATTGAGCGAGAGTAACGCTCAGCTCTAAAGAGTTCTCAATCGCTTCTTGATGCGGCCACATTGAACAAGAAGTCAGAAAGTATCCAGATGGCACCTGTAGAGAATCACAAACGAAGCCCGGACGATGCCGAAGGATAGCAATCCAGTGCCCGTTCGAGAACAATACTCGGCTTATCTCTACGTTCTGTTTGTAATGAGCGCGAAATATAAGATCTTCATATCTCATTACGACAAGACCTCCCATAATAAGCCATTAAGCATGATTGTCTCCAGTGATTCCTCTTCTATTTCATCCAAGCGCTCACCGTCTCTTACCGCCGACACGACCAAAGGGCCGCCCTCTCCGAAGTATGAGAGACTGCCAATCGTATTGTAGCTCACAAAGTCAATTGCCTCTTCAATGGCCTTGTCTAACTCAATTCGTTCTTTGCTGTTTTTGACAAAGTGCTCGGCGTAACAGCGAACGAGAGACTCATAGTCATAAATGACTCGACCGTTTTGAGTAGCAATGATGGCATTGTCTAGGTCTTCTCTAGGCTCAAGATAAATCATGTGTTCACTCCTTCTTCTACCAATGCAGACCAAGAATGGGGAAAAGACTTCTCCACGAGTTGCCCTAGTGCGATAGCGTAGTCTCTGATTTCTTGCTGAGCTGTCTTTTCAGTGCGGAGAGAGTAAATCCTAGCATACGCGGCTAAAGAGCCTGTTTCTATAAATTCGGTAAACATTGCCTGTGGCAGAATCATGCGAGCTTGTTCTGCACAGACATTATCCTCTAGCAACATGTGATAAGTACGAAGAGACTCTCTGTAAGACTGTCGCATTAAGTTAAGGAGTACACCACTAAAGGTATGCTCTTCATCAGAAGAACCTTGCTTTACATTTTCTGCAGACATGCGAAGATATTGTGGCAAGTAAAATTCAGGCTCTGAAGTAACGTACCGTCTTGAAACTTCGTTTCTTGTCAAGCCTACTGAATGCTTATACCATTGTCTTGCGACAAAGATAGGCATCCGAATTCTAAATCGTAAATGAGGCTGCGCGAACGGAGTGTAGTGGTTATGCTTTGCAAGATACTTGATGAGACGAATGTCTGAAGAATCCAGTTCGCTTTTTTGCTTTGAAAATGAAACCCTAGCCGCATTGACAACTGTCAGGTCATCCCCAAGAACATCCTGAAGCTCAATGCAGCCACCACCGGCAATGGAAATCAATCTCTCATTCATGCTCTCTCCTTTTAGAGACTATCTATCCGGCGGTGACGCAATAGTCAATAGCCCGTCAACATATTCTTGCTCTTTGTTTACGAGCCTGTCTTCTGAATTTTGCAAGCTCATCTAGTTTTTGTCGATATTGTAGCCATGCCTCAGAGCCGTGCTCATTCAAGAACTTTTCCTTGTTTCGTGCGTAGGTGCCTGTGTTGTTGTACTTCTTCGAGCACTTCTTTCCGCATGTAAGTGCGGTATGCCTAGGCCAAGCCTGCCTAAATGGCTTTTTACACTGGTTGCATTCGACGAACGGATCGGTGAGTCGGTCTTTGGCTCGGTCTGATTGTCGCTGTTTATCTCTTTTTCTTGACCTGCAAATTCCGGAGCAGAATCGGTGAATTGAATTCAGAGGCTCAAAACTTCGTAGACAATACCCGCACTGTGATGTCGAGTATGTGACCGGCGACTTTTTCTTCTCTTCTCGATACTTTATGTTTCTTCTGCGATGAGCTTCGGTCTGGCATTTCATCCCACAGTACTTTACTCGTGGCCCGGCCATGAAAGCAGATTTGCAGATTCCACACTCTTTTTCTTTCTTTTGAGGCTTGAACTTCCACCACCATATCATGTGCGTCACCTATTCTTCTCTTGCGGATACGACATGTTTCTCTATCGACCGCCAAGCGTTTGAATTCTGCAAGTCATAGTCAATCTCTGTAAACTCTTTGGTCAGAGAATTGGTCTTGCGAAAATGACCTGTTTTTGTCTTGAGGCTTACCGACAAGTCAATACGAACATCACCGAATGACCATTCGAGTTGAATGCTTCCGAAGATGGTAGGCACAACGAGCGGCGGCGGCATCCTTTCGGAGCAGCTGTCAGAATAGGTTTGCTCAAACCAATCTAGCGCCTCCGGAGCGGGCACTTTTCCATATCCTCGTAGCCATCCCTCACGAAGCAGTCGGATCTTATCTATTTGTATCTTTATCATTTTTCATCCTTCCGCAGTCGGGACAACTTATTCTCTCTTGGCGCTCTTGCCTAAACTTCAAGTCAAGCAACCTTCTCCCCAGCTCCGTAGCTGAGTCGTAGGTCTGTAGCCAGTGCTGAAGACAGATCTCGTCCGCTTGTTTTTTGGCGCTCATCAGATGCTCTCTACGGGAATGGGATTCAGGCGCAGATAATTTGAGAAAGGTTTTTTGTCAAGAACAAGAAATCATTGTCAAGACTATCGGGGAGTTATGTTTCGGATTGCATTTTGAGAACGGATCGTCTCTTCTATCAGCCCTCTTTCAAGATCACTGTCTACCCACAGAACCCTCGCAACAGTTGACTCTAAGCCAGACTTCTTGGCCCAGTCGTCATAGGTTGCAAGAATCGTATTCTCAATTTGTTCAAGCAGTTTGTCGTCGGCTCTTGCGTGAGCCGGCTTCATGAACACCAACATATTTTCTAGCAGGCCGATGTATTCGTATTCGTACATTTTCAACCACCATTTTGCGGCAACCATATTCACTTATCTCCTACCCATAGCAATCCTCCGCATTTGAAGTATTCACTAGGGTCTTTGCCAAACGGAATCTTGCCACAGCACGCCGCTCTCATAAATGCAACAAAATCTTGTGCTGCAACAATACTGCGAGGATACTGTCTGACTATTCTGATCGTTCCGATCTCGGCCAATCGGTACAACAAACCCGGCAACGGGCCTAGTGTTTTCTCCTCAAGCCCCGCAATCCGTGCGAAGAGTTCTTTCACCTGACCGCTATAGAACGCCTTTACAGTACCATGCCATACTCCTGTCATTGACTGCGCAAGTAATACGCCCGCACTTTGTTCGTTTTCGTCCCTAAACCATGCGAACGTTTTGCCGTAAAAGTCGGGCCATGCCTCTTGAATACTCATCTCGTCAAGCTCTTGTACCGTCACTTGCGCTGGAGAGTATATCCTAAAACTCCTAGGCTTTTGCTTCGCTCTTCTCTCGAAGTGATTTTGTAGAGCGGCGGGACGAACCAAACGAAGTGTGTCCTCGGCAATTTTTTCGTAGCGCAGGATGAAAGAACCTCGTGTCTGAGAGTCTGCCTTTCTCACCATTCCATGGGAGCCAAGGGGCAAAGTAATCAGAGCAGACCTCAATTCGTGAAATGCAGCCGTCTTGGAAGACATGCTGAATTGTGTTCTTTTTTTTGTCTCCGCGTCGTACCAGACAACGCGATACCTATTTTCATTCAAAACACACCTCGCAGGAGATGAACGAGCAATCCAATAACAGAGACAATAATCGCTATGATTGCACTAGCCCCGACAGACGGCTCATCGACTTTCTGTTGGTTTGCTTCTCGTAGACACTCGTAATCTTTCCGTGTCTTTTTCTTCGCCGCCCGAAGAGCCAGTGCAATGTCCGCCGAACTAAAGAACTTGTCGTCTTTGTCTTGCTCACCATTCATTATTTAGAACTCCATCCACAGCTTCTGCACGTCTTGCAGTTGTTGCTATAACGCAAGTCCGGCCCCCCGCCTTTTTTTGAATATCTCCAGCTCACGGAACCTCGCTGCTGACATTGCGGGCACTGCTCTTGAGAGAAGTGCATCGCGAAACCAAGCAAGCACACAAACGCACAGACCATCAAAACAAGAATTTCCATTGTGTTCTCCTTTAGCGACGACGATAAAAGTTGGCTGGATTTAGCGGGCAGTCTGGAAGACCTTGACGACCGTGGAAGTAATTAGGAATTGAAGCCTCTGTCTCGTCCTCGTACCATTGCCCGCAGTGCGGACAGCGACACGGGCCTGAATCGAGCCTAGCGGAAAAGTCTTCAGCATGCCTTCGTGGAATATCATCGCCAATACTCATTAATTTTCTCCTTTTCAGTCGCAACAACACGACCGATGAAGAACCTACCAATGACGAGATCCTGTGTCAAGACTTTGTTTACTTGGCCTTCGTTACATTTCGAATAGTAACTGTATATTCAACAAGATGTAGGCCATCAGAAAGTTGAACGGCGTATCCGGCTTGTAGCTTTGTGTTGTCGGCTGATGCGCCAATCGATTCTTCTTTGTCTTTGTGCTTGAGGAGATCGGCGGAGTCCCTGAGAGACTGAAAGAACATTGATTGTATTTGAGACTTGAAGTGAGGATTGTCTTCCATTCGAGTTTCCTTGACCGCATAAAAGACATTCGGAAAGTTCATTTAGTTGACGGCGATGCTATCGACTAACTCTTGTCGCAAGGACATCGCCTCTTCCATGTACATCTCGTAAAAGTGACAATGTGTACGATACAGTGTCTCAATCCATGACAATTCTTCCGGCCAATAAGCGGTATCGCTGAGAGCCAAAAAAACACAACTTAGCGCCTCCGGTTTTTCGATTAAGCGTTCAATCGAGCATCGACAGTCTACAAAAAAACCATCTAATTCAAGAAAAAACTGCAAGTCTAGCAATGTTACATAATCTGAGCTTGGGTGCATGACTTGCTCGAGCTGAATGAACACACGGAGGTTGTCGTAAAAAATTTTGCAATGAAATTGTTCATGGCGAGTGCTTATAGGGCTTTGAACAGGACATCGTTCGGAAAACTCTTGAAAAGAAATGCTTTTTATTTCCCGCCGATAGATAAGCTCTTGCTGTTGCCAAATGCTCAAAACAAGCCTCCTTGCTGCTTTAGTTTGTCGATGGTATTCATGAAAAATGGCAACTTAATTTTCGTAAATCGGCAGATGCCCGTACCATCGACGGAGTCAACTCCCCACTCATATGCTAGCTTGTATCTCTTCGCGGAGTTCACTCGCCCCATATGAACGAGCTTTCCCAATACCTTCGCTCTCGATGCTAGCGTCCTAGCCTGTTCGGATAGCTTGAATTCCGTCGTGCCTCCGATAAAGACTGCGGCGATATCGCTCCAAGGTATATCTTGTTCAATAACTCCGTCCTGAAGGACAAAGGCCATTGGAAGGTTCCTGTCCTGCAGCTCTTTCTTCCATTGGCCGAATGACTCTAGCGTTTCTGTGTGAGAGCCTACTTTGTCGGGAACGTTTATCCACATGCACCCGTCTCGGTTCTTCGCCGCAAAATCAAGCATTCGAAGATACGCCGGCCCGTCAAAGTCTGCGAAAGAATTATTATCGCAAGCCCAAGGACAACCGAACTCTTCATAGTATCTCACCGACTTTAAGATCCGAGAATGCTCGTATGGCACACAGAGAATTCCAAGGTTTCGAGAATACATCTGCAGATAATGGTCAATGTCTTTAGGGATATTATTCAAAAGAGCGCGGAAATCTCTAAACCCTACGCTATCATTTGCCATAGTCTTTTCTCCATTTCGGCGTTCTCTAAAAATTGTCCGCTGAGATGAACGGTAACAAACTCGGCCCTATCCTGCATAACGCCTCGATGAGCCATACAGCCGTGCGTTGACTTGATTACACAGAAACTGCCTTTGGTCGGAATGTACTTATCAAGAGCTGAGAGAATCTCTTCACCTAGACGTTCTTGAAGCTGTAGTCTCCTTGATAGGCAATCTACGAGACGTGCGAGCTTGCTTAGCCCGACAAGACTTTCTGGAGTAGCAGCATAGCCTAGGGATATTGTTCCGCTAAATGGCAGAAGATGATGCTCGCAGACGCTTGTAAACTTCACTTGTCTCAATGCGACAATTCCAATGTATTTCTCCATGTTGTCAAACTGCTTCTCTAGTATTTCAGAGGGTTGCTGCTGGTATCCAGAGAGCATCTCTATCAGTGCCTTTTGGAATCGTCGGGGAGTATTTTCTCGTATTTCCTCGCCGGTGTTCAAAGACGCAAGCAAATCACTTAGCCAATCCATATCACCTCACAAAGTAATCTTTATGCAGCTGCCATCCCGCCCTTAACCTCGGGTTGTTTTTCACCGCATTTGCAATAGATGCCAAGACTTCCGGTTGATTTCTCCGGCTCTCTTCAGGCTGAAGCCAAATATCGCAGCATCTTTCTCCGACCAGTTGAAGCTGTTCTTTCAGTTCTTTTTCTCCTGAGACAATGAGCTTGATCTGCGTAGCTTTTCCCATGTTCTCTTCAAGAGGTTCTTTGCCAAACATCCACTTGGGGCTAACAGTGATACAGTCGAATTCGCCTCGTATTGGTAGATGCCCCGCCGTCTCAAGATGAATCTTTCGCCCTTGCGCACGAATAGCATCTGTGATTGCCGTAAGATCGTAAAGGCATGGTTCTCCGCCTGTAAGCACGACAAAGACATCCCTGTGAAGCTCAGAAACGAGAGAACTGATCTGCTCGGCAGATAGTCGTTCAATTTTAGGGCGAAGTTCTTTCTTCCAAGTGAATGCGGAATCACACCATGTACATTGTACGTCGCAACCATACAATCGAACGAAGTATGCAGCTCTGCCTATATGCAATCCTTCACCTTGAAATGAGAAGAAATGCTCTGCTACAGAATATAGCTTGCCCATGTCTTCCAATCTCCACACCGCTCGGTAACGTCACACCTCGCTAGTTGCACCATGTTCTCTCTCAGTGTTTCTTTAAGAAGCTCGCTCGCTATCTCGAAGAAATACTTTGCAAGATTCTCCGCTGAGGGGTTGAATGAGAGAATCTCGTTTAAGTTTTGATGGTCTAATTCATCAACCATCGGCTTTATCTTCTCTCGAATGTCTCCGAAGTCAATCAGCCACGCTCTGGAGTCTAAAGCATCTCCTCTGAACACAAAGCGAACGGCCCAAGAGTGGCCATGAAGTCGCTTGCAATGATGACCATCAGGAGCATTCGGATTGCTATGAGCCGCGCAGAAGTCAAACTCTTTGGCACATTCAAAGTATGGCATCGTGCCTCCTTCTTACATACTGAGTTGGGTCTTGTATGCCGGCGAACTCAAATGCTTCCTGTCTCTCGTAGCATGTGCCACAAGTGCCACAGTGAATCATTTGCCCCTTGTAGCAAGACCATGTAAGGTCTATGGGCACGCCTATTCTATGAGCCAAAGCAGCAATATCTTGCTTTGTCATTTCGATGAATGGAGAAGCGATCTCGATTGGAGACTCGTTGCCGACCTGCAAAGCACTGCTAAGTCTTAAGATGAAATCTTTTCGGCAATCTGGATAGATAAACGCATCTCCTGCGTGAGCCGCAAACGCGACGATATCTGCACCGGAATCTATTGCTTTCGCATATGCGATTGACAGCATAATGGCATTTCGATTCGGGACGACGGTCGCCTTCATTGTTGGGTCTGCATAATGTCCATTCGGGACACTTTTGTTCAGCTCCGTGAGGCACGACATTTCAAACCCTACAGTTTGAAGGTCAACTATGGCGTTGGCGACCCCGTAGTATATTGCCAGTTTGTGCGCGTATTCTAACTCTCTATTATGTCTCTGCCCGTAATTGAAAGATACCGTTACGCAGCGAAATCCCTCTCGCAACAAGAACGCCAACAGCGTCGCGCTGTCCAGCCCTCCGCTCAGTAGCACAATAGCCGTCTTCATGCTGTATCTCCTTTCCAGCAAGAAAGGAACGCTAACACGCATAAGATCTGGTGTCAATAACCTGTAGGCGGGTGAGAAAGAAAAACCGGAGCCTCCGAGAAGAAGAGAGAGAAGATTCGGAGGCTCCGGTCAAGAGTAGATTATTTCTTGTTTTCGTCGTCTATGTTTGTCTCACATAGACCCCAACGCATGCAACCGGCATCTTTTTCGTCCGCAGAGAAAAGCTCAAACTGTCTCCCTCCGTGAGCTGTCTTGCTCCACTGGACAACGTCTTCGATTGGGAACGAGCCATCTGCATTTCCGGCGCTTCCTGAAGACTTTGCCTGAAAGAACGTCGGCAGATACTTTGGCTTCTCTCCCTTTGCCTCTGCCTGTTCTTCCATCTTGCGAGCAAGAGTATCTTCGAGTCTTTTGATTCGAGATATTCTCTCTGGATAGTTTTCAGCAATGAATCGAATCTCGTTCTTGCGTGCAAAGATGCAAGGAAAGCATCCTACACGAGATGCTCCCTTCAAGTACAGGGGATTTGGTGTCACATCATGCTTTCTGTGCATGTCGATCACGTCTTGCTCCGTAAACTGAAGAAGCGGTCGCCATGTTTCACAATCAAATCCATCACTCCACTCCCATTCGTCCATCTTCGCTCGTGCCGCACTTTCTCCTCGACGAATTCCTACCGCATTTACAAAGTCATCATCAAACGTGAGTGTTTCAAAGTACTTCTTTAGAGGCTGAATCTTTAGTTCCCTTGTGCAGAATCTGATAACACGCGACGGGAATAAAGACTTGCGGACAATCAAATCTTCCATTTGATTGTCCGCACTAATCCACGTTATGGTGCCGATGTGCTTGGGGAGAACCTCTCGTAAGTAGGTGTATGTCTCCTCGGCCTCCCACCCAGTATCTACAAACACAGCTGTGTATGGGATGCCATTCTCTCGAAGGTACAGACACATTGCTGTCGAGTCTTTTCCTCCTGACACTGACGCGACTACTGCTCTGTTTCCTAGATGCTCTAGGGACTCTTTGCTGATTGGTGCGACCATTGACGACTACCTTTCTGCCTCGTGGCAATTTGCCAAGTAGTCGCTCGCAGATCTATTGTCAACACTGAACAGTAAAATTATTTACACTGGATCTCGAAGGGGTATGCGTGACATGCAATGCCAGACGCAAAGTGATGCCTGTTTTCCTGCATAATACCGACTTTCTCGGGAGATTACGTCCAGTGAATCTTCTGTTCAATGCTTGACGTGAATTTTATTGCATTGAGAAGACAGCCGGCAGGAGGATACGAGGAGATGAGTGCCAGTGATCGCCGTTGTTCTTGCAGCACAATGTATGGCACCTAACTGAAGCGGTTTTTTCTAAAAAATATTGGCACCTAGGGGTAATTGATATCTATTATTTCTTCACTTTTCTGTTCTGCCCCTTGGCTCGTGATTGCCTCATTGGCGACAGAGTCTTCTTGAACGAGAGTCTCAAGTTCACGAACGTTACGAGCAAGACGACAGAGCTGACAGAACGCGCTCTTGAATCCTTCACTTTCACACATAGGGCAATGCTTCAAAATTGCAAAGCTCATTCGAGCAAGGTCTATCGCACGAATGTCTCCGAAGACCTTCATGTCAGGCTCAATGACCATGCAGTTCTGTAATGTCATCGAGGCCAAAATCTCTACAGCACTCTTCACTCGTCTCATTTGCTGTCTCCTTTGCCGTCCGTTATCTTGGGGCGAGAGATTATCTCAGCACGGTGAGACATATTGCAACTGTCGCCACACCGAATACGCAACAATTTTGCAATCGACCTCTCGTCGTCATACAGCCGAAAACTGGAGAACGATGTTGTTTCGCAGACATACACTTGATACCAATTCTTTCTCATTGCAGCTTCCAGAAACCGAAGTCCGCCCCATCATTCTCATGCGCACCGAATCTCATGTCAGATGCCGCCGCAATCGCGTCCAGCTCATCAAAGAGCCGCTCTAGGGCTTCCGACTGCAACTCCGGCTTCATCAATAGAAGCTCGTGTCTCGTCTCTATCTCGTAGTCGTCTTTGACTCTGTTAGCCTTTTCTTCATCAATAGACTCTAGCATTCGCATGAACGCAATCAGCAAGTCCTCGGCCCTAAGAGAGCCATGTATCACTGTACCTTCCGTTACCACGTGCTCACTCATTTGTGCCTCCCCGCTGTGACATAACGATAACCAAACCAGCCTCTCTCGATATCCTCAACCCGAAGCACAACGCTGTCATGGCTGAACCATCTTTCCCATAGACGCACTGACTTCTCCCCAAGAACCGGAGGAATGCGACTTCTATCTAGGTCTATCCCCATCAGCTCATATGACGCACCGCCGCTGTTCTTCGCAAACCCAAAACAGACAACGACACCATTGGCTAACTTCACATAGTGCTCTTGATAGTCTCTTGTCTTTGTCTCCTTGCGAGCGCTTATCGCCGCATTTTCTTCCGCCGTTCTTTTAACAGCATTCCTCAGCACGCTCTCGACACTGCCCATTACCCTCGACACCGCTTTTCTCATCTCTCTTCTCTCCTTGCTCGACCTAACTTGGCGACAAATCTCCTAGAAGATATCTTGTTTTCCGGGAGATTATGTCTACATGTGCCCAGAAACCGTAAGCTAACCTCAAAATTTTCTATGCCGACACTTTGCTCTATTGCCTCGCACGGCATTCCTGTGTATATTCTCTTTCCCTTGTCGCGCAGGACAGCAAGGGAAAGAGCCACGTTGTAATGGTGCAACGTGGCTTTTATTTTGCCAGCTCTACCCTTCTTAGAAAACGAATCCGACACTATACGCCGTAAAATCTTCCCCGCCATACCGATTTTCTCGGGAGATTGTGTTGATGTTAGCGAATATAGCTCGACAATCGCTGGCGCATTACTGTTATTGCCTGTGGATTCTGGTCTATCAACGTCACGTTTCTGCCTAGCATCGCTCCCGCCTCGCCAAATGAACCACTGCCTGCAAAGAAGTCCAACAGGCTGTCGCCGGGCATAGAGTGAACGCGAACTATTCGACTCAACAATCCCAAGGGCTTTTGGGTCGGATAGCCCGTGTTTTCTTTGCTCTGGGTAGGCACAATAGTATGCCACCATGTGTCCGTCAGCGTCTTGCCCTGTAATGATTTTTCTTTGCTTACGCGCTCTGGAGACAGATACGGCATGCGGTCTATTTCTTCATAGTTGAACCGGTAGTTCTTTCGATTTTTTGCATACCATAGGATATTATCGTGCTTTGCAGGCCATCGACTTTTAGAGCGCCCCCCATAGTCGTATGCCCAAATGATCTCGTTTATAAAGTTGCTCCGTCCGAATATTGAATCCAGTGCGACCTTTACATAGTGAACCTCACGGTAGTCCAAGTGTACGAACATGCTTCCGCCGTCACGAAGAAGTTCATAGCCACGCCTTAGACGAGGTAGCAAAAAGCTTAGATAGTTTTCGTAACTGTCAGAGTACGAAAAACTATCGCCCGAAGACAAAACTCGCCGCTGAGTAACGCCCGTGTTATAGGGCGGGTCGAGATATATCAAATCAAAGCTGCCCGACTCCATGCCGGACATTACGCAAAGGTTGTCTCCTTCGACAATACTTACGGTACCAGACAAGCCTAACTCTTGCTGTAGCATAACGTGTCATCTCTCCTTTTTTTGTCATGACCCGTTCAAAACCAACAAACATGCACCGACTATCCAAGAAGGCTATTGAGACTCTCGATATCTTCTTGTGCTCTCTCTCAGCTCTTCCGCATAAGAACGAAGCACAGCACCTAGATTCGGTATCTCAAACAAGCCATTGTCGTCAATCCGACTTCTCAAGCTGCCCGCACTAGTATCGCTGTCCACTCCGTACATGATATCAAGAAACACAGCAAACCTATCCTTCCGCTCCAACACTTCCTCTTCAGCGCCGGGCATAGGATAACTAGCTGACCATTCCTTCCGGCCGGCCCAGTGACTTCCATAACTAAGACGACATACTGTCATGCCATCAACACCACGCCGAATATCAACGCCACAAGACTCGTCCCCATACTTTGAAGACCTTAGCCACAACGCCATCCGACCCGTAACAGTTGTATGCTCATAACGAGTAAACGAATCCCCACCGTCAAGGCAGTGCGTTCTACTCCAACCCTTTAGCCCAGCTATCTGACAAGACCTGTTATTCAGCCGACCGTAGTACTCGTGCAAGCAATGAACGTCGTCAATCCCAAACACGGAATCCTTGTAGCCTACATCAGATACAGGCCAGTCATTCACCAACACAACCTTCTTCTCACTGTCATAACGAATATCACCAGTTGGCAACGAATGACCATGACCCAGTGACTGACTTGCACATACATAGAAACCCGCCGCGACTGTCAACTGTACTGTCCCCATCCGAATCTCTCCTTCTCACTACAACGCAAATTCATCACAATCCGCCCATAAAAAACGCCGTCGATACCCGTTTTCTCGGGAGATTACCTCTATACACCCAGCTTCTTCATCAGCTCACCCACGCCAGCCATCCTCTCATCACGCTCATCTATCACCTGACGCAGATACACCGCCAAATCCAATACCTCCTCATACGCATCCCTTAACCCATCACGACCATTACACGCCTGCAAGTACGTTCCATACTTCCTCAACCCCATGTCAGCTCTCGCACGCATGTCCTCTATCACACGCTCATACACGTAACCACTTCCCTCTACTGCCTTAGGCTCCGGCTGCTCATTCACACTCTTTACTCTGCTCATACTTACACCTCCTTTCTCCAATAACACTCTCACAAGTGTCCACAGATGTCAACCCGATATTTACCAAATATCGTTTTTGGTAGGCATTGTCTGGCAATGTTCTCGACGCTGTAGGCATATGTATACAGAGGTAGGTCGGTCTTTCAGACCTCGGCAGCGGGGGTCTGGCCTCCTTCCGTGTTTTTCTTCTCTTTTCTTGCCAAGAAGAGGCAGCGAAGCAGCGAAGCAGCGAGGCAGCGAAGAGGCAGCGAGGCAGCGAAGCAGCGAAGCAGCGAGGCAGCGAAGAGGCAGCGAGGCAGCGAAGCAGCGAAGCAGCGAGGCAGC